TTTGCTACCATACAACTGATTTATTGTTGTACTACTGGAGCCGTTTATATTATACGACCCGCCGCTTATTGTAACAACGTGCGCCGTCGCTGTCTTCATGAAATAGTATTTCTTACCCTTGCTCTCGGTTGCGTTTGGCAAGTTCACAGTTACATTGCCATCCGTAGTATTGCAAATAATAAGCTCGTAGCCGTTTGTAATTGTGTGGGTGCCTGCTGTGTAAACCACGCTGGCATTGTGCTCCTGCACGTGCCACCTTACAACCTCGGTGCTGTCCACATATTCGAGCATTACCTCCCATCGTGTATTCAATGTTGGCTGAGTTGTTGGTGCGCCTTCTGCGTCGTTAATCAAAAACTCCAAAACCTGCTCAGGCACAAAGTTAATTGATCCATTCATTTCGGCCACGGCTTCCAATGCGTAATTTACCTTATCGTCATTCTTGCCGGGGTCTATTTTGTAACCTTCGCCCGTTGATGTAAGCCCTGAATAAGTTGGGGCCAAATACAACCACTCGCCATCCCATGCCTCTGATCGTGCTTTGAAGCTGCAGCCATTCAACACCCAGGCTCCGCCGTCAAAATATAAAGTTTTGATTGCAGTGAGTGTGCCACTGTCTACCCAACCACCACGCACCACCTGCAGGAAATCTTTGTAGCAACCACCTACGGCCGTGCCTATCATTTCAGTAAGCGTGCCATGGGTTACGGAATCCCAACCACCAAACCAATCATCGGCCACGACATTGGTAGTGCCATTGTAGGCCAGTATATTGCCGATTGCGTATTTTGAATCGCTAGAATAATGGGCAATGTCCAAATTAATTTCGGTACTGTTTAGCGCCGAGGTTGTGCCTGGGCTAAATATCTCTTCAACATCAAAAACAAAGTCGGGGTTTTGATACTCTGAACTATCGGCAAACGCAACTTGCACAGATCCCCAGAAAGGTTTTGTAGCCGAAGCCGTAACCTGCCACCCTTTGCTTTTTGAATAAGTTTTAACAACTGAATACACAAAGTCAATATCGACAAATAGGCGGTCATAAGTTGCCGGGGCTGTCGTGCACTGGTGCTCAATCATGTAACTATTCCAGGTAGTTTTCTGCCCACGTGTATCGACTTTGCCCTCAAACGCATTTACTGTGCTACTCCAATAGCCATCATTTTGCAGATAGGAAATTGTACCCGAGGCATCACGCAAATAAATCCTGTAATTGATCTGCGTCTGATTCTCAACTTTGCCACTAGGATAGGCTCGGGTAAACTTGACCAATACCTTAATGCGGATAGGTGCATCGTCTGGCGTTGTGCCTGTAGGTATGCCCGTGAACTCACTGGAAAAAATGGTATCTACGGCGTTTAAATATGTGCGGTATTTGCTACCTGCAAGCCTACGCTGTGTATCGATGCGCACCAACTTTGCAGCGGGCTGGTAATATAGCGACGGCTTAGCTTCCCATTGCGGTCGTGGGCTTGCCAATGTCTGCCTGTGGGTATAGGTGCCCGTGCCTTGGTAGCCGAGTGTATAAGAGTAACGGCGATAGGCCAGCGTGGTATTAAAGTAACCGTTCACTGGCACCATCCAATAACCTGCCATCTCATGAATAAACCTAACTTGCAGGGCTGCGCAAATTTGCTCCATTGCCTCGGTGCAGGTAAGCATGTTGCTGTCGGCATAATATCCCGCGTCTACATCGATGGCCCGCACGTCCTTCATGGGGTCAAAGTTTTTGACAAACGCGTTAAGGTTAAAACTCAGCAAGTGAATCCCTTTCAATGCGGCCGCACTAGCATACATTAAAGAGGCGTCATAAAAGTAATTTGTTTGTATTCCCAAAACTACCCAGTACTCACTTAGTTCAATTTGTTCCAGGCACTTGCGGAATAGTTGCGAGCCTGTAATTATGCCGTCCGTAAACCAGAGATCACTAACACGAAACCCTTTTAATAATTCCAAACCATCAACGGCCGCAAGTTTTATGCGTGGCTTTGCTTGGATGGCCTCACGCAGGCGCGTCATCTGATCGGCAATAACTCTACCAATCCAAATAGGCGCATCTTCACGATACACAATCATGGCCCAATTGTTTTCTGCCTCTGTACTTATCGAAATAAAGTCAGCCAGTACCGTATTGTTTGGCATCACCCACTCAGTAGAGCATCGTGATGGCCTTAAAAATTCTTCATAGGTTGCAGTGCCTTCGCCTTCGCGATCAATTACAAAGCCCTCGCCCGCAAGTTTTAACTCGGTGCCTGAAGTGGTGCTACCGCTTGGCGCATCCCACAACTCAACCCTGTAATCAATATCCTGTATACTCTTAAATGAGCCGTAATAAATGCGTGCCATTATCCCCTATTTCTGTCTTTGTTATATCGTTCCAATACTATTGCCAAATCGCGCCCCTGTATTGTGGTACTTGCAACGTAGCCGCTTTGCTCGTTTGTGTTTAGCATGCCCTTCAATTTGTCAAGTGGTGCAATCACTTCAGGGTTACTACTTGCCCCTGGATATTCTCCAACCAATCCTAAAGTCGGCCCGCTCACAATTCCACCCTCGGCAAAGGCTGTCATTTCTGGGCCTTTGTTTAGCATGTTGGTGATCACCGCAGAGCCCGCAACCAAGGCAACACCCGCAGCAGCTGCGAGCACAGGGTTGGAAATCAATAACTCTTTAAAAGCCTTTGACGCTGTGGCCGTGGCAATCAATGCTTGCCCAAAGGATTTCATAAAACCCGCAACCGCCTTTAATAACTTTTGCCCAAAGGTTTCAAAGCTTCCAATTTGGCCCGTCATAATATCGCCCAACAATACCCCGAAATCTTCGAGGCCCTGGGCAGTCAAACTATTAAATGCCTGGTTAACTCCTTCCATCGATTTTGCAAAACTCGCCTCATACTCTTCCTGCTTTGCAATTTGGTTTTGCATTGCATAATCGATTTGCGTAAATGTATGCTCAAGTTTTTGCGGTGCCTTGATATCTATAGGCGCTGGATCAATTGTTTTGATTCCTTGGCGTGGGCCACTAGCAACGGTTTCAATTTCTGTTGCCTTCAATTCATTCCTAGCCTTTTCCGCCTCTAACTGTCTTTGCGCTTTGTACTTTCTAAACTTTTCTAAACGCTTGTTATAAGCATCTTGATTTTGCTTTAAAATCTCGGCTTCGTGCTCTTGTTGTTTGGCCGCCTCTGCTGCGTTATAATTGTCTCTTTGTATTTTTAATACGGTTAACGCCGTTTTAGTATCGTCAATTATTTTGCCCCAGTTTTCTTTATTGTTTTTACCAAAGTTGGCACGAGCCTTTTGTAGCGTTAAATTTAAATTCTGTTCCTGTAAAGCAAAGGCGCCTAATTTATTGCCCTTTGCCTCCATTACTTTTATATCGCGCTCGTTTTTTGCTATTGTTTTATCGAGCGTTGTATTTAATCCTTTCAGCGCGGCATCAGCGGGAAAGATTGCGTTCTTTAATTTATCAAAGTTTGCAACTAATGCGCCAAGCCCTGCAATTGCAACGCCTATTCCTATAGACATTAAGGCCGTTCTAAATGCAAGCGTTGCTCCTGTTGCGCCTCCCGTTACTAATGTATAAAGTTTAGTGGCCGCCGTAGTTATCCCAATACGCACAGCGCTCTCGGCTTGCAATGCGTTTTGTATGGCTTGCACTCCATTCACTAAAGCAATGGCGCCCTGAAGCTTAACCATTGTTTTCTGTAAATCCTCATTCTCAACGCCTGCCAATGCAAGTGCGCCCTCAACGGCACCAAAAGCCCCGGCAACTGCCTGAACTCCACCCAATACCGCATCCAATCGACGTGTATCGCTTGCAAAATATCCAACCTCTGCCCTGGCGTCGCCAATGCTGTCCTTTATTCTACCCGCTTCTTTTATAAACTGATCAGCAGAAGCCGCAAACTCTGGCCCCAATGCCCGGGCTTCCATTGCCAACTGAGTCAACTGCCTAACAGTGCTCATCGTTGGGTTACGGGTTGCTATGCTCGCTAGCTTTTCCTCAATGCTCTTTGCACTTTTCGCCACATCGGCAGACATTTCACCGCCCGCCTTTTTAATTACTGATATCGCATCATTAAAGCCCTGCCTAAGCTTTTCAATGTTTGCGCCAATTACTATATTTAAGGACCTTGCCATTATCTTGTATAGTTAATTATAAAGTCCTGAGCTACGTGGTAAATTCCCGCAAAGCCTGCCTCATCCTCTGCCAATTGCACCTCGCCATCAAATTCGATAGTTTGGCATTTTACAGAGTTAAAAGTGCCGGGCAATGTTACCGCCTCTAATGCAGTGCGCACTGCGGTTGCCACTTCTGTAGCGCTTGCAAACGTGGTGCCAAAGCTACTAACTTGCACCCTTGCAAAATCTGTGCGTGAGTGGCTTGTGTTGGTAGGGCTTGCAATTATGCTAACTAAATTATAAGCGATTGCAGGGAATGCAGACTCTTGCGGAATCCGTATTGGATTTAAGCGCGTAGAAACCAACGCCGTGAGGGCTGAGTTGTTGCTTAATATGTTGTAGACTATTTTTATAGGTGCGCTCATGCCTTGGCGTCTGGGGTTAATTTATCAAAGACATGCGAATATAGTTTAACCGCTTCCTCAATACTAATATAGTCGGATTCCTCCCATGGAAATGTTAACAGCCTTTTGGGCTCAATTGGTTTCTTTAAGTGGGGCGCCATGCCTGTAGCAACTGCCCAGCGAGTAATCTCCCATTGGTTTCTGTACTGCTGTTGCTGCGCCTCACGCATGCCCTCCAATTTTAAACGCCAAAAACGTGGCGAGCATTTCCAAAACTCCCGCTCAGTTAGATTTAATTCGCCGTAACTGATGCGCTCAATCTTGCGCCAAGTTAGCGGTGCGCCGTCGCCCTTGGCTTTTACTTTCCCTCTGGCTCTTCGGTGCTAAAGAAATCACTAACGGCCTGCGTGAATCCATCCAGCGCAGGGCTCAACTCTGTAAATCTTTTAACCGATGCGCCCAATTTTTGGATTGTGGGATATGGCGTTTTTTTGCCGTCGGCTTCGTAGCCTTCCAGAATCCCATAGAACGCGCAACTTAATGCGAAGTCCATAGATTTGGCAAGGTCTTTTTGCAGGTTTAGATCTGCAAAGTTTTCCATTCCAGCCAACTGCATAACGTTGCGCAGGCTGTTCATGTTAAACAAAAGGGGGTGCTGAACACCCCCAATGATAATGTGGCTCATGCCACAAATATAACAAATAAATTATGAAACGGTGCCAATAGTCAAAGCGCCTGTACCTTGCAAAGTTCCTGTGAAGGTTGCTTTGTCATTGTTAGGTGCGCTCAAACTCAAGCTGCTGAAGAAAGCGCCGCCTGTGAATTTTTCATCTCCAGTTACATTGGTAGTCATTACAACAGTTAATTGAGTGCCCGCGAGCAAATCAGTTAACAAATCTTTGTAAGATAAGCCGCTTGTGCTCACAGATGAATCGCCTTCAAAAATACCTTCGACGTTCAAAGTGTAGCCATATTCACCGGCAATAAATTCTTTAGCGCCTGCGCTGTCTTTGTTAGTTACGTCGATCATATCTTTTGAGATATCCATCGAGTGTGAAGTTGCGTTTGCAATTTTGGTCAAGGTGCCGCTCACATCTTTATAGATGCTTATAAGCGTGCCGTTTACTGGTCCTGTGGTTGGCATGTTATTTATATATTAGATTATTTTTCTTTGCTAAATCGGCAATGATTTGATCAACGCCTTTTTTAATACCTTCGATTACACGATTTCTATTTTGATCCATTGCAGGTCGCATAAATGCCCGTTGTGTTCCAAGTTGCCCCGTGTACCTTCCAGTACTTTCTTGTATACGCGCAACAGTCCCGTATTCAAACATAATGCCCAAATAATGGTTGTAGTAATTGCCATTTAAACCAATTAAAACGCGCTCTCTATTATCTTTATCCAACTTTGTAATAAAGCCAATGGAGTTTCGCATGTTCCCTGTATCGGCAGGCGCTAAACTTTTGGCGGTATCAATAATGCACTGAGACTCTTTTTTTATCATGTTCTGCAACTTTTCAGACTTGACATCAACGCCCATTTTTTCTAGTGCTGAAAGTATTTCAGCAAGGCCGTCCATTTTTGTCTCGCGTTTGTTTGCCATTATTGCGTTAATTCGGTTTGTAGTTTCAAATATAGATTGCGTTGAAGGTTTGCAATGTTAACAATGTTGTGCGCTCCATTGTCGTCAACCACCCTGTGCTTAACGC